CTGGTCGTACTCGGACACGCGCTGCTTCCGCGAGATCGCCGGCAGCTTGCCCTGCACCGACTTGCCACCCGGAGTCTTGCCGAACGGTGCCTCGGCGTCGTACGCACGGTACGTCGCAGCCTCGGTCAGCTGCAGCGAGTTGACATCGAAGTCGTACGACAGGCCCATGTTGTCCACGGACGGCAGATACGACGGCAGCCGGAACGAGCCGAGGAGCGCGTCGCACGCGGCCCGGGCGATCGCCGTGAGCTGCGCCGCGGTGCGGAAAGAGGAGCTGTATTCCATGGCTTCTTCCTCAGCTCTCGAAGACGAACTGGCCGACAGTGTCAGCTGCGGTGACGTCCGATGCGCCACCAGCGCGCTGTGCCGCGATCGGCAGGTTGGCAGGGATGATGAACCCGTGCTGAAGCACGGCGACCGCGACCTTGGTCGACGTTGCCCCGTTGGGCAGCAGCAGCGGCTCCTCGAAGAGGAGGAAGCTGTCGAGCGCCGTCTCGCGGCCGTCCGTGGCGGTCGTGTCATACGGGCCGTACAGGCCCGACGCGGTGATCTTCGCCAGCCCGATGCCGGAGTAGAGCACCTTCGTGTTCGCGTCGTAGTGCGTGCCCGACGTGAACTTGGAGACGTCCAGAGTGCGGGACTGGCCCGTGGAAAGACCGTGGTCGCTTGCGAGCCACGTCTGGTCACGGCCGCCCGTCTGGGACGTGATGGTGGAGTAGTCAGCCACCGTCATTCCTTTCGGTTAGAGAGTTACTTGCTTGCCGGCTGGAGTCGCTCAAGACGCTGCTTACGCATCTCGGCGATGGAACCGGCTCCGGAACCGCCAGCGGCGGATCCGGTTCGCTGCCTCTCGAGCGCCGCCTTGACAGGGTCGGCCGGAGTGCCGCTGTTGTCCGCCACACCGAAGGTGCTGGCGAACTCCTTCAGGGCGTCTACGTCGAGATCGCCCTTATCGTTGATGAACGAGTGCGCGTCGACGTGCGCGAATGCCTTCGCTACGTCGTCCTCGCTTTTGCCCGTCAGAGCCTGGAACCGGCCCATCACGGCATCCTTCAGATACCGTTCCGCGCCGATGTTCTCGCCTTCGCGGCGAGCTGCTTCACGGGCTTCGTCGAGCGCCTTCTCCTGCTCGGTCTGATTCGCGGCCTTGAGCTGTGCCAGCTCGTCAGCTTTCGCCTTCAGATCGTCGTAGTCGGCGCGCGCCTTCGCTTCGTTCTCGTGCTTGCGTGCCTGGAACTTCCAGTACGCAACCTGCTGCTCAGCCGTCATCTGCTCGATCGGCGTCTCTGCGGGGAAACCGCGCGACGCTTCCAGAGCCGCCTTGTCCGCCGGCGCTTTGTCTGCTGCCGCCTTGTCGGCTGCCGCCTTCTCTGCTGCGAGCTCTTCGGCTGTTTTGGGCATGTTGTTCCTCCGTGTCGGTGGTGGTTGCCCATGACGGGCGGATCACAGGGACCGCTCGGTCGCCTGCAGCATCGCGACGTAATCGCGAAGGTTCTTCGTCAGCTGCGTCAGAGTCGCCCGCCGATCAACGAGCTTCTGCATGCCGGGGTCGAGCCGGTCATAGTCGAGGCTCGACGGGATCTGCTTCTGCAGATCCGCGAGCTCGCGCTGCACATCGTCGAGTTGCTTCGACGCTGAATCGAGAGCGTCACGCGTCTGGCGGCGCTTGGACTCGGCCGTCGGCTTCACGTACTCGGGCCGACCCGCCTCTGCAGGTGTCCGAAAGTGGTCGCCCTTCTTCACCAGCACCGGTCCAAGCTCGCCATGCTCATCGACGTTCACTCGGACGAACTTCAACTGCTCAGCGAAGTTCCCGCCGGCTGCGGCATAGATGCGACCGAGGTCGTCGCTATTCAGTCGCTTGCCCGGGTCGTCGCCTTTCACGATCGGCATCGGAATGCAGTTGCACCGGTCGTGTAGCGGCATCAGGTCACCGCGGGTGTAGAACCTGTCCGACGCGACGATGCAGAGACCGCACGTCCCAGAACGCGACAGTTCCGGATGGATCACCCGTCGGTAGCCGACGATCGCGGGAGTCTCGGCGTACAGGCTGTGCGTCTCATCACGGTCAGCGAGGACGACGTCAGCGGTCGCGAGCTGGCCAAGCCGTTCCGCGGCCGCCGCTTCAGCCTCGTCCACCGTGTCGCCCTGCGACAACTGATAGACGAACTGAGCCGACGGACGCGAGTACACCTCGAGCGGTGCGACGTTCGCGCGCGGATACGGATTGGTTTGCTTCGGGAGCTTCAGTTCGGCGCCGAGCTCACGCATGACCGCCGTCTGGAAGGAGCGGGTCTGCAACCGCATCCGAGCCGTCGCCGTGGACACGAGCGTTGCCGACCGTGCCGCCAACGAGGTCACCTGATCCGGGTCCCGAGAGATTCCGAAGTCGCCCCACACGGCCAGCAGCAGCTTCACCAACTGATCGACGATCGAGTCCCGCTGCTTCGCGTGCCGGTCCGATATCGCCCCGAGCCGGTCGACGGAAGCCATCGGCCTACACCGCCGGCGCCGGGGTCAGGAACGCCTGATCCTGGAGGTTCTGACGCTCCTGCTGCATCTCCTCCGGTGTCAGCTGGAAGATCTTCTCATCGATCGTCTGCTGCGACAGACCAGCCGTCTTCGCCTGTGCTGCCGCCGCGGACCGCTCCATCATCGAGGAACGATCGATCGGCGCCCACACGGTCGAGATCTCCCCCACCTCGGCGCGCACTTCGTCGCCCTGCGCCTGAAACGCGAGCGAGTGCGACTGAGCCAGCGATACGTCGGCACGGTCCACGAGATCCTCGACCGCGAAGATCAGCGACTCGCGGGCGAGCGACGCACCCTCAGCAGAACCGTTCGCGGCGTCCGGGGACAGGATGTAGATCGGCGTCTGCGTCACCGCGGCGAGGTTGCGAACGTCGTCCTTGATCGCCCCGGTGATCGGGGTGATGTCGGTGACGGCTGACTCCCAGATCTTCGCGTTGTCGGGAAGCAGCCACAGCGCGCCGGGGCCGGCCCTATAGATCTTGTCGTAGTCGATCTTCTGACCGGCCTGCGGATGCCCGGCTGGGTACCGTTCCGGCAGGTTGCCCTGGATGGCGAGCTGCCGGAACGCCTGCATCGCGATGATCTCCGACCGCTGCAGGATCGTGTGGTTCACACGGTCCAACGCGTCGAGGTGGTTCTCGTACACGCCGACGCCGTTCCGCGTCCGGTACGACACGACGGGGACGTCCGGCGTGTAGCCGAGAGGAACCGGATCCGAGATCCATGACCATCCGTTCCCCGGCGTCCACTGGGTGCCGTCGGAAGGGATCGATGGCACCCGTGAAGCGCGGAACGCTTGCCGCATGTAGCCCGGGCGGAACAGCGTCATCAGGTCGACCTGGTTGATCGGGTCGTAACCGACCGTCAGGGCGGCCTCAGCAAGCCACGGCTGTGACGAGAGCGGCGAAACAGCCGTCGTCCAGCCGTTCGACGGGAGCATGACGGGCTTCGCATCGGGTGCCGGCTGCTGCGGTCCCGTGGTCGTGACGAATGCCTCGCCGAAGTCGACCATGTCCGAGAACACATCCCGGATGCCGACCTTCATCGACGACCGCTTCCATGTCTGCATGGCGATCGCGTCACCGTCGTCATCCCCTGGCGCCGCCGTCTTGAACGCGAGGGGCTTCATCCGGTTCGTGCGCGCGGACGAGATCAATTCAGCCATGTTGAGCCGCGCCATGCGGATGAACGTCTGGAACGCGACCGTAGACGCCATCGACGCCTCGACAGGGATCATGCACGTGTTGTCCCGGTACGACTGCAGCTTCTTCAGCCTCGGGAACCCCTGACCCAGCTGCGTAGCCAGTCTGAGCACCCACCAGTCGTCCGAGCCGGTGACGCCTGCCTGCGTGAACATCGCCACCGTCCCTTCGGTTATCGGATCGCGAAGGGCACGAACGTGCCCTCCGGCTCTCCCTGCTTCTTCGCCGTGAAGTCGGCAGCCGCCTCGAACGCGAGCGCTGCCGCTACTGCGGCGTCGATCTTGCGCGGCGAGTTCTTGCCCTCTTTGCCGATCACCGTGCCGCCACGACGGCTCCACTCCCGAGCGTTCATGAAGTGCCGCGTCATCACCTTCCCGAGCGGCGTGTCATCGTCATGCGACATGTCTCCCGTGAGGATCGCCGTGTGCAGCCGCTCCAACGCCTGCGCCATCTGCACATCACGTTTCGTCCACCACGCGATCGCATGCTTCGACTGAGACCGAACCTCGAGCTGGTCGCCGTGTTCACGGTTCCACTTGTCGACGTAGTCCTGCCACAGCGGCGGGTCGGCGTAGAAGCCGACGACGTCGTAACGATCGAATGCCCTAGCCACGGCTGCGTCGACCTTCTCGCGGTCGACCTCGTAGCCCTCGGCCTCCGGACCCTCCGGGGTCTCCAGGATGAGCAGCGGAAACAGGAAGCGGTCCCGGATCCTGCACGCGACGAGCGCCGTCGCGTCGTTCGTGGACGACCCGTCGAAACCGAGCGTGACCTGGTCGCCATCCCACGGGCGCGTGAACTTCGTCGTGATGCCGAGTTGACGCTCCGCCGCACGCAGTGCTGTGCGTCCGCGAAGTCTCCACTGCTCGGCCTGCACCCACGCGTTCGCGGACGACGTCACCGCGTTCAGGAAGTACCTGCGGGTGCGCGCCTCGCTCCGCCGCGGATCGTACGCGCCGTTGATCAGGGCCTCGACCGGGTTCCACGCGATCGCGTCCCCGTACGCTTCGATGAACGCCGCACGCAGCGCGTCCTCGTCGCGGAGATCCGCGATCTCGCCCCAACGGTGATCGAAGATCAGGCGAGGTCGGCGTGCCCGACCCTCCTCGATCGCATCTGCGAGCTGGTACGTCGACTCGGCGATTGACTCCTCGCCAGGCGCGTACATCGTCGTGGTCTCGAGGTACCACGGCTCGGCCGACTTCGCGCGCTTCGACAGGTTCGCAACGACGACCGCGTACATCTCCCGCAACCGCGGAGCGTTGTACAGGTGCGACTCGTCGAAGACGACGAACGTCTCAATGCCGCCATCCTTCGACGCTGACGAAGCCGTCGACCGCCGGATCTCGCCGCCGCCCGGAATCGACACCGACGACAGACCAGCGACCATGCCGTACGCCTGGAGCTCGAACAGCGGCGCCCGAGAATCGGTCAGGTTGTGGTGGATCGTCGCGTAGACGTTCCCGGTCTGCTCCTCCTCCGTCGCCATGA